CGTTGGTTGGTGTGTACGCACAGAAAGAGGGCGTCTCGCTATTGACGCATCTGGAAAAACACGACGAGAGGCAATAGATAACTACCAAGAGTCTGTTTGTGATTGGTATGACTGGTATAGCTGGAAGTGGCTATATAGACATGGCGCTCGCACCGTTCCAATCTACACCGGATGATAAGGGAGAGTGATATGGGAATGCGATTGGTCTGCGATACGTGTGAGAAGTTCGTTTCCGCAGGTGAAGCATTCATAACTGTGCGAATAGATAACAGGCCAGAGCTAGCAACTCTATGTTATGATTGTGCGCTTAAGTTGTTCGACGTGCGGGTGTTGAGAGTATTAGGAATGACAAAGGCCAGTCTATGAGTAGCATCCCGTGGAAAGTTACCAAGAAAAATGACTGCGTGCTTATCTCGCACGAAGTCCCGAGTATGGTTGATTGGGAGCAGTGGCACTTACTACGTAGTGATGCACATTGGGACAGCCCGCAATGTAACCGCACGCTCGAAAAGCGACATCTAGACGAAGCGGTAACGCGTAACGCATCTATCATAGACTGTGGCGATATGTTCGACGCGATGCAGGGCAGGGGTGATGCACGCAGGTCGATGGCGGAGATGCGAAAAGAGCACATGCTACCCGAATACTTCACAGCCCTACAGAATGACCACGCAGAACACCTTGCGCCGTACGCGGCGAACATCGCATACCTTGGCCAGGGCAATCACGAGACGGCAGTCCTGAAACATAATGGAATCGCGCTCACAAAAGAGTTAGCGCGTCGGTTGCGAGTTGAGCATGGGTCGCAAGTTATTGCAGGCGGGTATGAGCAATACTTGCGTTTCAAGTTTCGATTCGGCGGCACTGAGAGGCACTCTAAGTTACTATTCATCACACACGGGGCGGGTGGTGCAAGTGAAGCTACGAAGGGTACTATAAAAATTAGCCGTCGAGCGGCTAATAAACCAGACGCAGACATCTACGCATCTGGCCACACGCACCACGCATGGGTAGCCCTGGACACACGGGAACATCTGAGTACAGCCGGTAAGGTGTATGAGAGTGACGCATGGCATGTACAGATTTGTGGCTATAAGTTTCGTGGCGACTTCGAGGTAGAGCGCGAGATGGCACACAAACCAACTGGTGCATGGTGGCTGATATTCAAGTGCCGCAACAAACAACTTGACGTGAACGTACTGAGGGCTCAGTGATGGATAAAGGACTCGTGATTTGCGATAGGCATAATGAATGCGGAGTAAGTGAAAGCGAGTGCGCGCACAAAACCCCACACGTCCATAGTATGCTTTGTGCTGATTGCAGTTGTAAATGGAATGAAACAGTGTATGGTGACAGCGAATGCGTTCCTGTGTCACGCTCAGACACGCATACTACACCCGACTTTAAAGGCCCGATAGTTGGATTTGGTGATGCTGTCATTAAGTCACCGTCCCACTACGCTGCACGGGGTGGCATAGAGCCTATCGACTTCATAACATCAAACGGACTTGACTTCCTGGAAGGCTCTGTGGTAAAATACGTGTATCGCTATCCGCACAAGAATGGACTAGAGGATTTATGCAAGGCGCGCCAGTACATCGATCTTCTGATAGCTCGTGAGGAAAGCAAAACCTAGTCATTCTCCCGTCGCGTATTGTGTGTTGCGCGGCGCTCCCTGGCGCGTCATCCGTTATCGTTCGCGGGTGGCGCGCATTTCTATGTTGTTTGGTGGTAACAGGTTATGCGGCAGTGTGATATGCTCGTGAAAGTATTTCAAAATAACTTGTAAAACCGCTTGACTTTCATCACATGAAATGATACAATGTGTTTACAGTTGAACGAGGGAACAAGGCAAGGCAAGGGCCACAACGGGAGAACACGACATGAAAATCACACTGAACGAGCTTATCAAGCAACTGCAACTATCGGCGGCACTCCTCGGAGAGCACACAGTACTCGTGTCAAGTGACGCTGAAGGCAATCACATCGCAGAACTTGATAGCATTTCGCCAGACGGCGCTGGCAACCTTGTCATCTGGCCATCGCATAACTAGCAGAACGAAACGCGAAAACGCAACACACGACTAGGAGAACGACATGACACTAACACCCGAAGACTACCAACTAGACAAACGCGCACACATCCAATACCCATCGCCCATGGCAGCTATCCGCGCAATGGACCCACTCGACCAGGACGAAGCGGTCAGTGCGTACGTGCGTCACTCACTCGCACACATCGACAGCGACATGTTACCCGAGCGCACGACGGACGAAATGGTGTCTGCATGTATGTGAAGCTCAGGAACTGGACATCCAGTGCCGGTAGGCGTTACCAGGCACACATAACGCTGCGTGAAAGCGAGCCATATTGGCATGGCGTTGACGCAGACGGCAGAGGTGGTGAATTGGTCACAGAAACTGAAGTACACGAAGCAGCGACATACCCGCCCATAGCAGACTGCGACGCGCAAGAGTTCGAGTCGTTCTGCGAAGATGTACGGTGTGGCGGATAACGAAAAGGAGATAGGGTTATGTGGGTATTCAAAGGCAAAGATATCAGCAAAAGCAAGTATAGCGTCTCGATTATCAACTGCTACGACAGAATTGCACTGACAAGGTTTTTCAAGGAATATTTCAGTATGAGCCCTCGTATGGCTTATGATCTGATGAAAACATGGACGCGTAGGAAGAGTGTTATTCAACTAAACATCAGTTATGAAGAAGCCATCATTCTTGAATGTATAGCAAAGAAGTACGGCATTGAGCTGCGAGTAGAAGAAGTATAGTATGAGCACCAAACAAACCCACCTCACTCTATGGTGCGACATGGGATTCGAAGACAAGCAAAAATGGTGTCGCGTCGTAGCGAGGGATCAGTATCTCACATTCACCCCAGATAACAAGACACGCGAGTCGATAGCACGCCGATGCGAGTGGCGCATGAGCACAGCACGACACATTAAACTAGAACTACCAGATGGTAGCGAGGAGTGGTTATGAGCGTGACGGAACCAACAGAGGCACACAAAAACGGGTATCATTGTCATCTAGTTTCGAGCTACGGAGGCCCGGAAGATAACCCGTATTCATCTACACTGCAACCAATGCAATGGCGCGAATGGCTCGACGGATGGTATGAACGTGAATACTCATGAGCACAAACACCCCACACAACCCACTAGGCAGACCGCGAATCGGCACAGGGAAACAGCACCCACACACAGTCACACTACCAGGTTACGCTGTAGCGCATGCACTGAAACTAGGCAACGGCAACCTGTCGAAGGGCATACGGCAAGCCATCCAAGACTCACTCGCACTAGCCACAATTTTGACACATCACGAGAAACGTGGTATACTTGCAACGGAACCCGAAACAAACAACGGAGGATAGGTGTTATGTACTTGGTTATTTTTGAAGATGGCACACCATCACAGACGGAAGTGTTAGGTACCGACATACAAAGCGGTATTGCGGATGGCATTGTCGCCGTATACCGCCTTCATGACGATATGGGGTTCCAGGAAGCAACCTGTGAAGGATGGGATTGCGTTGATGATTTACAGTAACAACGAAACCGAAAGGAGCGATTAGACGATGAAACACACGACCACGAAAGGGAAGGAGGTGCAACACTTGCGGGCACTTCTGATAGGTGACAGCAAGATAGGTAAAACAACAAGCCTGCAAGGGCTACCACAAGAAAGGACGGTGATAGTCTCTGCCGATAGAAGCCTAATACCGCTGCGCAATTGTAACTTCCGCGTGATTGTGCTAGAAAACTGGAAGGATGCTGAGCGTATTGGTTCAATTCTAGCAATGGCAGAAACACAGGAAGACGGAAACGCCTGTTTCGAGGTTGATGGCGAAGTGTATGCAGATGTGGCATGTGTTGCAATCGACGGATTGAATGATATCAATTTCTGGTGCAAGCATCACATCCTAACCGTTGACAGACCCGCGCTCTGTATGGAACGAACCAAAAATAAACGAGACACGCCAGAGAAGATCTACGATGATTCGCTCGGACAAGACGACTGGGGAACTGTCGGTACGCGAATGACAACTTTCCTCGCGGCCATATCAAATGCACCAATGCATGTCGTGGTAACGTGTCTTTCGATGTGGAAGGATGACAAGAAAACCGGTGTTATCCTGCGCACCCCGGCGCTTAACGGAGCACTTGCAACCGGGTGTCCTCAATACTTTGACCTTGTATTGCACATGGAGGCACGTACACAGGGTAGTACGGAGCGCGTTTGGCGCACGACGAATGAGGGAATCCACTTGTGCGGTGATGCGTCTGGCGTGTTGGACGAATTCGAGTCACCATCCTGGCCGCACATATTCAACAAGATACTGAAACCTGAACCAACTGAAAACACAGAACCAACAAAGGAAACAGACGAATGAACCTGGCAGAAAATTGGAGTGAGGGTAGCGAATATCTGCCCGCTGGCGAACATGTCGTGCGAGTGAAAATGCATCGAATGTTCACGGCGAATAGCGGAAACGATGGAGTAGAGTTTGAAGTATTTGACGAAGCCAGGCGCACAGGAAAGACGGGCGGATTCTACCTAACAGCCAAGGCGCTCTGGAAGTTGTCAAGTTTCGTACACGCGTGCGGACTTGAACAAGAGGAGTGCCGCGACTATGACCCATCACTACCTCAGAGCCACACACGCCTACACAACCGCAAGCTATGTGTCACCGTAACAATGGAACAAGGCAATGACGGGAAAGAGTACGGGCGCGTTACTGCATGGCGACGATACGAGGATAACTCAGTACAACCACACCAACCGCCGCCAGGCGACATGATGCCACAGAAGGAAACACCCGGTATTCCTGAGCCAATCCCAGAAGACGACATCCCATTCTAGTCCACAACTAACCACGAACCGAAAGGAGTAAGACGGATGAACGAGACACCAGAAACAAGTACGGAGGTGATGGTGACTATGCCTATCTGCAATCCGCAGACAGGTTGCCCGTCTCGTTCGTCCGTCTACTTTGGACGAGTTGACATGGTGGATAGCGGTACGGTAGTGGACTGGAAAACAACAAGTGATAGTGCGGCTGACATCCAGAAGCTCACGACAGGCTTCCAGGCTGAGTGTTACTTTCTAGCATTGCGATATGCCGGTGTGATGGTTGACTCGATTGAGTATCGGTTTATCCAGAAACCAAGCATCAAGTATTGCAAGAAAGACAACGGAGACCCACACGCATACCAGTTACGCTGTGAGGAGTGGCTGCGCACGACACCAGGCGCACTTCGTCCCCATGTTGTATTTGTCAACCCCGCACGACTAGAAGCCGCTAGGCGTTGGCTGTGGGCTGCTAGTAAGCGATTGCTGTCCTGTCGTGCGGATGGCTCGTGGGCTTGCAACCATCACGCGTGCAAGTCATGGAGTCGTAATTGTGAATATGCGCAACTATGTGCCGCACGCGCTAACGGCTCAGACGTGGACTGGTTAATAGAAAACAGGTACGAGAAAGCAGAACCACGATATACGGACAAGCAAGGCCGCACGCCTATCACATTTAGCACAGCAGGTATGCTTGGCCTATGCGAGATGCGATACTATTGGCGACACGAGAGACACATCAAGCCGAAACGCGAGGATACTGGTGATGCGCTGTATATTGGATCAGCGTCGCACGCTGGACTTGAATCTCTATTTAAGGACGAAGGTACGGTTGAACTAGCACATAAAGCAATCGACACATGGGAAGACGCACAGCCATCACTACTAGGTGAAGACGCAACACACAGGCAAGACCAGAACGTAGCACAAGCAAAAGCAATGTGTACCGTGGCTGGTGAGAAATGGAAACCCACAACTTGACACCACACCACACGCGTGGTATGGTTTAGAAAAGGAGAACGAGATGGTGAAAGAACTGGTTATTTGCAGTAATGCTAGTCGCTGTGGAGTAAAGGACACATGCACCCACAAGACGCTACACGAACATGACAGCTCGTGCGATATTGAATCGTGTGACAGAACCGGGACAGACATTAGAGTTGCGTGTATACCATCTGGTGTCATTAATGATGCCAGCACACCAACAATCACACCAGACGAACGATTCACACTCGCGTGCCAGATGGCTGCGGCAATAGTGCAAGGCCCACAAGCTGATGGTTTCACAAGTAACACATTAGCAATATCGGCATATAAAGTAGCAGACGCGCTACTAGCAGAACGCGACAAACGGGATAAGGAGTCTTGTGATGCGTAATGCAGAAATCAGGGTTAGGTTGAGACACATAAGGACAAGATTTATCCCAGCCATAACTATTGGTGCTTTCCCTGTCGGCGCAGATCAACACGGAAATCTAAGGGACGCCAGGATGGCTCTATCGGATCTCAAAAGGCTTATATCGGAACTTGAGGAAGAGTCCGATGGAGAGTAATAACAAACCACTACACGACGTATACGTAGCAGGCCCGTACACTGACACGTCATCACTAGTACGCGCACAACGCTATGACCAGTTGACCTACTACGCAGGTGTGCTAATGCGCGAAGGGTTGCGCGTGGCGTCACCTATCACACACAGTCACCCGATAGCACTAGCGCATGAGTTGCCAGAATATACCGATTGGTGGATGCGGCAGGATGCGCCGTTTTTGCTTCACTCGAAGTGTGTGCATGTTGTCAACCTACATGGCGTAGGATCGTCAGATGGCGTCCGGCATGAGGTTAAGCTTGCAAAGGATAACGGAATACCAGTATATGGCGTAGAGGTTTCGAGTGAGCATGATTTGACGTGTTGCGCGTGTGGGAAGCGCTTTGATTATGCAGTCAGTGGATTCCAGTCTACGCACAAACACACCCAAGAATACTACTGTCCTCAGTGCTGGATCGGAAAGTTCTGGTGATTACAGATGCAACTAACCGACATGCCACGTTGCCCGCAGTGCAACAAGTACAGAGCGATACTCATACCGCGTCACGGTGATGACAGGCGATTTGCGTGTCCGTTTTGTATGACAACCGAAGAGAAACTACGTATTGAGGCCCAGTGGGATGACATTAAACTAGGAGGGAATGATGGACTTTGAAGAACTGGAAAAAGTACGCGAGGAGCGCGACGAGCTGCGAGCGCAGCTTTCCGAGTCCGAGGAGCGCTTTAGCGGCGTAGTTCGAGACATGGACAGTGCAATTGATGACTTTGGCAGAGTGACAACTGAGAACGAACGGCTCCGTGAAGAGCGGGACGAACTACTTGCCCTGCTTGCAGCCTGCCCCACTGGGCCGAAGGTGCCATTTGACCCGGCGAAGCACAAGGACAGCATGAGTAGGTTGTGCTGGTTTGCGCCCGGGGCTCGGTATGGTATTTTTGGACGCCTATGCGTAGCTTGGTGGTGTGGAACAGACAAGGGTTGGAGACAAAAAGGGTGGAGGTTGGCAGGCTGGACTGAGCCAAACAACCCCACCCACGTCGCGGAACTGCGTGAGGTGGAGGAAACTGATGACTGACTCAATCAACAGACAAATCGCCAAGCAACTTGAGTGCCGTATGGCTGATGTTCCAGGCTGCGAGCGATCACACGACGTATGGAAGGATGTAGAGGAGCGTTTCGGCAACTTCGAGACCAAGAGCCCCGCTGAGCTTTTCTGCGAGGAGCATGAGTGGGAGTGGGAGCGGATAGTAGTTGTCTCTTATAGATCGGGCGATAAATCCCCAATTATTCTTTATGCAATTTCAAAGCTCGAAATGCGTGAAGGATTCTTGTGTAAAACAATTCTGTCTGAAGGTAAAAACCTTGCCGAGGCCATCCTGGCAGCGCTGAAAGGGGAAGCGGATGCTAACAGAACAACAGATTAACGAGTTGACATCTCGCGAGAAAGATGTACTAAATCGCAACGAAACACACGAGGATATACTATTCCTATTGGGCAGGATTACAGATTCACGCCTAAGCCGAAAAGCCAGGCACGATGACATGCGTAGCAGTGACTGTTCTGAGGTTCTACTAAGGCATAAATGGACATGGAAAAAGCTGCACGAGTATGAGGGTGTAGCAGTACACACCAGAGGACACGAGCGCACGTACTACGGTAACACTTTTACGGATGCGGTAGATGCCGCGATACTCGGAGAGCGTGGATGCTAACACAGAAACAAGTTGACCAGCTATCCTGTCGCGAGAAAGACACATTCAACCGTAACGCTATACCTCCTGTGTGTCCAGCCATAGAGAGACAGTCAGAGATACTTGCGCTGCTAGAAACCATCGCAGACCAGCGTATCGAGATAGCCGAGTTGCGAGAAACACAGCATGCTGCGACCCACTGGGAATATGACCTATCTAAAGCAATACACCTCGATATCGTAATAGGAGTCACTAGTCACAATGAAGTGAGCAATGTTTTGTTTGACAAAGATACTCATGAATGGTATTATGCAGATACCTACTATGAACATAATTCCAGAGAGGTCATGGACGTTATCGCCTTTGCCGCTATCAATCTACCAGAGAATACACAACCTGCGAAGGATACGACGTGTGAAAAAGAAACAACTGCGTGATTTTTGGATAAAGTACGAGCCAGGGGCAGTGCTAAAAGACGAAGGCTTGAAGTGTTGCTCATTTGCTGCTAAGGGACTTTGGTGGTGGATGTGGAATCATGCACACCAGAATACCGTACGTCCGGTAGGGACGCTCACGGGTGATTTGACGGCACTCAAGAACATGCTCGGGGCTAGCGAACAAGAGCTAGGACCACTCATTCAGGAACTAGAACGCAACAAGGTATTCTCGCGTGGAAGTGACAAGGAATTTGATGGCCATGGACTTCCACAAGATGACATCGTGAGCCGCCGAACTTACACCGAAGGACTGGCTGCAACACGACGTCGAGAGGGCAATTCTAGGGGTGGAACTAAGAGCAGAAAGCCCAAATTAGAGAAGCAAGTCAACGGCAAGTCAACGGCAAGTCAAAAGGATACCGCAACCACAGACACATCAAGTACTTGTATGAATGGTGTAACAAGTCAATCGCAAGTGAAGGGTAACAGAGTTCAGAGTTTAGAGTTTATAAGAGAAGATCTCTTGTCGAATAAGCATTCGACGGGAGGGTGTGTTTCGTTCCTTAAATTCGAGGAAAAGTTCCGCGCCCAATGGGACTCACTCGCGGCACGATGCAACGTAAAAAGCGTGTACCGCTGGACGGAGGCCAGACGCAAGAAACTCAAGACACGCTCGGGTGAAAAGTCTTGGGTTGAAGACTATCAGTCCGCACTTGCTGAAATTCCTAATCGGCCATTCCTGGTCGGTAACAATGACAGCGGTTGGTCATGCGATGTGGATTGGTTCATGCGACCAGGCTCAGTCAACAAGATTCTTGAGGGCTCGTATGAGGGTTCTGCGAAGGTTGACAAGAATCAGCGTAAGTTACCACAGTGGCTACTTGATGGCAAGCGCGGTGAAACGAAATGCTAGTACCCCCACACGACACAGACGCAGAAAAGGCCGTGCTTGGTGCGGTGTTTCTCAATAACTCGGCACTCGATGACATAGTTGCCGTGCTAGGACCGTCACCGGATAACTTCTATAACCCATCACTAGGCGCTCTGTACGTGGCCATGCTGGGGCTTAGAGGCTCTGGGAGCCCCATTGACGCAGTAACGCTCCCAAATGCCGTACAGGGCAACACAAGCGAGATAATCGGTTTGATGTCCGAGTTGATGCATTTCGTCCCTACCTCGGCCAACGCAGAGTACTACGCGCACCAGGTACTAGACGCAGCGAATATGCGAGAACTGATAGGCGTATCACACACAGTAGCAGCGCAAGCCGAAACCACGGATGACGCACAGGGCACACTTGACTTTGCGCAGTCGGCTGTGTTCAAGATTGCTAGTACCAGACGTAGTGCTAGCATGTGCTCTATCACGGATGCGTTACCAGATATACAAGCCGAGTTCGACGCCATCATAGAGTCCGAGGACGGGATGACTGGGGTGGCGAGCGGTATCCCGGCACTAGACGAAACTACTACGGGCTGGAAAAATGGCGAGTTGATTATTGTGGCAGCACGGCCATCGGTCGGGAAGACGGCTTTCTTGCTGAGCTGTATGCACCATGCTGCATCGCACGGGATACCTGTCCTTTTCTTTTCTTTAGAAATGGATACGTCGAAACTCGGACAGAGACTAGTTTGTCTAGCTGGTGAGGTTGACGTGAGTACGTTGCGTGAACGATTCAATACAACAAACACTGAGAAGCAAATCAAGCATACTATAGGTGCTATGCATAATGTGCCTATATGGATTGATGACTCACCAGCACTCACTCTTTGGCAGATACGCTCAGAGGCCATGCGCTTCGTCGCACGTCATCGTAAAGAAGGCGGTAATTGTCTTGTAATGCTAGACTACTTGCAGTTGATGCGCTCTGAAGATAGAGTGAATGGTATGAGCAGAACAGAGGAGGTTGGTAGTCTAAGTAGGGGGCTTAAGCTATTAGCACGCGAGCTATCTGCGCCCGTAATTGTTGCGGCTCAGCTTTCGAGGGCTGCCGGGAATGATTACGATGGATTTAGCATGCTCGACAAGTTGCGAGAATCAGGCTCGATAGAACAAGATCTAGACACATGTCTGATACTTCACAAGCCACACCAAACAGTGCACGAGGAGTTGCGCAACAGAAATATCAATCCAGAGACAACGGTATTCGCGACCGTGGCAAAACAACGCAACGGCAAGACGGGTGAAACGGCACTCACATTCGACCGTCCCACACAACGCATGTACGGCGCACTAGATGACAACGTACAACCGAGTCCGTGGAAAGGTGAGTCACCTCGCGACGTGGCACGAGTTGAGCGTGATGGGTTTGATGTGGGCACATACGATGATGGTGGTGATGACGATGCGTTTTGACTTGTGGGCGATTGTGTGGTATAGTTTGGTTGGATGACAGGCAAGGCACGGCGAGGCCAGGCAAGGCACGGCGCGGTAAGGCAGGCATGGTAGGCAAGTAACTTAGTTATTACAAAACGAAAGGACAATCAAGTGACAAAAGACAGAACACCGATGGAAATCAAGTGGAAAACAGGATCACGAGTTACCGCAGCACCAGAGGACGCCTATCGCATTC